CGTCAACCTCCAGTTTGGTATCCATTTACTTCTTACCTTCTGGGTCCCCAAAGTCTTCGGCCTTGCGGCGGGCTCGTTGGTAGGCTGTTTCCTCAGCGTACTTGCCCACTCTGCGTACAATGGTTTCGTCGTTTATTCTATGTCGAAGTTTCAAGTATTCCAGTACTGCTTGAGGACACCCATCACTCTCCAAATTATAGACACCTTGATTTGGGCTACAGGTAAGAATATTAGCCGCCCCATTGACATACTTACAGAGATAGTCGGGGCAGCTACGGGCGGTGAAACTAGAGGCCGTGACTATGCCTATGGCCCCCAGAACGCACTGCCTACCAACAGACCCACCGGTTTAGAGGGTGCCTACGAAAAGTTAACAAAAGGTACGGAGCAGGGGCCCGTCTTTGCCAATGCAGGTTGGGTGGCGTTGGCGCTATTTCTTTCCATTGCAGCTGCCGCATTGCTAACCCATCGTAGTAAGAGGGGGCACCGTGGTGCAGCAGCCCGTGCTCAGTTACCACCCGAGGACAACATGGAGGGAGTGATGACCCGAGGAGTTAGCACAGGACTTGGTAGCACTTGCGGCTCTATCTGTACTGCGTGGCTTTCAGTACCCAAGGTCCGCCCAGGGGCGAAGCTCGTAGTGAGCAAGTCTCTTGGCCCCCTTGAGAGAGCCGACACCAGGAAGTGCTGTTCACCTGGCTATTATGTTGCTGGGCCAGTCATGAGCAGGTATGCTATCACTTGTTACGCAGGTTGCACACATAACATCCTTCGGGCTATGACCAACCGTATGGCAGGGATCCCCAAAGCATACCAAGACGAGGACGACTACGTCAACAACCATGCTACGAGTGAGGCTCTCGTTCGCGTCATTTGGCCCCATGCCCGCCGGTGGCTCCTCACACACTACAGAAGGGTCGGTCCATTCGACCGGACCAGAAAGGACGTCTACGACCCTTCTGAATGGACCAAGCGCTTCCCCGAATACAAGCGCGAACCTATTATGCGCGAATATCTTCTGCGCTTCGAGTCCTTAAATTATGATGCCTTTGTTAAGAAAGAGAAGTCGATTGTGCCTACCTATCAGACTACACAACCGTCACCGTCCTCTGAGGGATGGGTCGGTGGCAGGCCTATTAATACCGTCCGGAAGCAATTATGATGCCTTTGTTAAGAAAGAGAAGT